GGGGTTGATACATTTGAAGACCGTATTCCTGTATCCTTTACTTGGCATATTGCCTCAGGAGGTGACAGATTTACAGTTACACCGATTTACGGAGTAACAAGCGCTTCAAATTATTATAAGTTTAATTTGATTGACGAAAGTGGTCATGAAGCACACGGTAGTTTTGTTTCATCAGCGCCTTCGGCAGCATTTAACATTTCAACAACCGCGTTAAATCACGCAAATGATTGGAAGGTTTTCTTTGCAACCGCTAAGGCTGGAGAAAAAACAGAGTTTTCATATATTATTGAATCGGCAGCACAGTTGACAAATACAACAGCTACGATTACTTACGCAAATCTTTAAAATTAAAAACAAATGGCATCAGTTGAAATAAGCCAACTTGACGTATCCTTTAGAGGTACGGAGGCAAATAATATATTTTTAGAGCCAGTCTTTTTTGATGACGATTTACGCGGACAATTCCGTGTACTTGGAAACGTCGCCAATAAAAAGAAAATGGTATTTGTCCAAGACCTTGAGAATATTGTAAGAAAATATTCGGGTTGTGGATTTAATCCAGTTGGCTCGGTTGACATTTATCAGCGTACAATCGACGTTGAAAAAATGAAGGTTGATTTAGAAATGTGCTGGGATGAATTTGAAGACACAGTTTTTGAGGAGTTATTGAAAACGGGTACAAGGCTTCCAGATGTTTCGGGAACATTGATTGAAAATATCTTATTAACCCGTACGCAACAGGCGATAAGAAATGACATTACCCGTTTGTCTTATTTTGGTTCACAGGCTTCCAACAACCCTAACTATGATTCTTTAGACGGATTTTGGACAGTTTATTATCCTGAGTTAGTTGCAGATGATTTAATTCCAAGAACTAACACAGGCTCAGGAACTGACCTTGCGTCTGGTGATGGATTCGCGATTCTTCGTGCGGTATACGACCAAGCGCCTTTACAGTTAAAAGGATTACCAGCAAATCAAAAGGTATTTAATGTAACCCAAAGCGTTTATTCTCAGTTAAGGGAAGACATCGAAAACGGCGGTGGCGGTGATTACGGTTTACTTCAGTTGATTAACGGAGTTGAGCAATTTACCTTTAGAGGGGTAACCGTTATTCCTCAGTATCGTTGGGATGACATCGCAACGTCACTTGGAACAACTAAGCCGCATTATGTGGAATATACAACCCCACAAAACAAGGTACTTGCAACAGACGTTTTAAGCCCTGAGACGGCTTTAGAACTTTGGTATGATCAGAAAGACGAAAAGGTGTATATTAAGGCTCGTTTTAAAATGGGTGTAAATTATATTCACCATTCATTAATCAGCGTAGGCTACTAATATAAAATAAATATGAGTGCAATAACAAGCGGATGGCTTAATCAATGTGTCGATGGAACTTGCGCAGGCGGTATCGGTAAACTTTATATCGCTAATGCGAATCAAGTTACTGGATTTACTGCTAATTCAAGTGCAGCGGTTACAGCGATTACAATGTCATCAACTGCCTCAGTATTTTACGAGGTGGAATTTAGGGATAATTCGGGAGCATTTACGGAAACGGTAACGCAAGACCCAGATACTTTGTCGGTGGCAGTGGAGCAAAGTTTGGTAGGTATTATAAATTGCCGTGACCAAGAGTTAAGAAACTTAATTCAAGACATGGCAAATCAGGCTTGTGGTTTGGTTTGTGTTCACGTTGAAAATACAGGGCTTTATTGGTTATGGGGTGCTGAAGTAATTGGAGCAAAGAAAAGACCAGTAAGGCTTACAAGTACTGAAGGTTTATCAGGTGCTTTGTTTACTGATTCAAACCAAGAGACATTGACGTTAACTTGCAGAACTACAGAAAAAGCAAGGTTCATTGTTAATGGAGCTACCGTTATGGCTGCACTTGACTAAAATATAATGTATGATAGTACGCGAAAAAAGTAAGCTAATGATTTACGTTGGTAATGACCCAACGGGAAAAGCGGGAATACTAAAGAAGGCTATCGGAAATTTTACACAGGCAGAGTTAAGGGGTTGGCATAGCGTCAACCCCGCATCTGTTAGCCAACACGTCATTTATACGCCTGAGAAAAAAACCTATGAGCCAAATAAAGAAGACGATTCAAGCAGTACCGAACAGGGCTAACAGAAATTTAAAAAGAAACAATAGCCCTTTATTGGCTTCTGTTACTTTGGATACTTCCAACACTATGTTAGTGGCAGAAGATATCTTTAATGAACCTTCCAGAGAAAGGCTTGATTTTACTGGGGCAAAGTGGGTTAGATTCTTTACCCAGAAAGATGACTTTTTAAAGAGTCTTATAGCCATTGTAAACAATTCCCCAACGCTTAGGCGTATTATTGAGGATAAAGTAAACATGGTTGTAGGTGACGGCTTTATTCCAATGAAAGGTAAATCTAACACCTTACTTACAACCTCTATGAAAGGTGAGGTAATAACCGACGATTCTTTAAATGAGATTGAAGACGTTATTGGACAAGTAAACTTGCATTCACAAAACTTGCAAGAGGTACTTGGTTCATTGGCTTTTGATTACGATGCTTTCGGTAATTGCTTTGCAGAAATTGTACGGGGCAAAGTTGGTAATGAGCCATTCACTTATATTTACCATGTCCCTGTTTATAATATTGGCATAAGAAAAGCCGAAGCGGACCAGATAATAAGATCCGTTGGCATTTACGATAATTGGGAGGAGGTGCCATTGACAACCGAGGGCACTTATTACGAAAGGGAAGGATTTAGGGAAGTACCGATTTATCCTGAGTTTAAGAAATTTGAAGACGGAACAGAGCGTTCAATTATTCATGTGAAGCAATACGCAGCGGGTTATTTTTACTTTGGTTTACCTGAGTGGATAGGGGCTAAAATGTGGGCGGAAATTGAATACAGGATTCAAAGATTTAATACGAGCAAGTTTGAAAATGGCTTTATGCCTTCGGGTATTTTACAATTCTTTGGCTCAATGACATCTGCGGAGGCTAAGAGCCTTGTTGAAGGTATTGAGGCAAAGTTTACAGGAATGGGAAATAATCACAAATTATTTGTTCAGGTTCTTAGAGATGAAAAATTAAAAGCAAATTTTATACCCACATCAAAAGAAAATGAAGGTGAATTTTTAAACCTTCAGAACCTTGCAGCCTCAGCCATTGTCGTGGCTAACCGTTGGAGTAAGTCCTTAGCGGGCTTTGCAACGTCGGGGCAACTTGGAAGCAATCAGCAGATAAGGCAGGAAATGGAATACTTGCAAAATACGGTTATTAAGCCGCGTCAAAACTTAATGCTTTCGAAGATTATTAACCCTTTCTTAAAAGAAATTGGGCTATATAATCCAGCGTTTATCGACGTTTCATTTGGTATTTCAAACACTTTACCCGTTTCTTTTATGGGTGATATCAAGGTGGAAGAAAACCTTTCAATGAATGAAAAAAGAGAAATATTGGGTTACGCACCCGTAGAAATAGAACAAACAATCCCAATCAATGAGCCAATTAATACAACCGAGTGAAGTAATAACTGGCGGGGTTGCACGTCCAACTCCAGCAGATATAAGGCTTGATAAAACGCTTATCAGTCCGCATATTCAAGATGCGGAGTTCCGTTGGATTGTCCCAGCCATAGGCATAACCTTGTATGATTCAATGGTTGCAGATAAAGGAAATTCAACGGCTTTTTCATCTACGGCTTACCAGGATATATGGGATAAACAATTAAAATCATTTTGTGCCAATGCGGTACTTTATGAAGCATCGCCGTACATGGTCATGCAGCTTGGTTCAAATGGTTTATATACCTTAGATAATGAGTACGGGCAAAACGTCGGAGTTGATGGTTTAAAATTTTATCAAGACACGTTGTTACAAAGGTTAGACGTAAAAAAGAAGAGGATTAAAGATTTGCTTTGCAATTACTCAACACCATTGACCGCGTTTATTCCAAGTGCCATCGGTTGCCCTGAGTCAACTTGCGACGAACATGAAGAAGAAATAACAGATATTTACAATACTTTAGGAATTGTGTTATGATAGAGAAACCAAAAAAAGAAAGACGTTTTTTAAAGACGTTGGGAAAAATAGGTGAGATTTTAATCCAGGAGGTTTTAATCAAAGTGGGTAGTAATTTAATTAAGAGGATTGGGGGCAAAAAAAATTTACCCTCAATTCTTTTTTTATTCCTATCTATTTCCCTTTTTGCCCAATTCCCAAACACAGGCAACAAGCAAAGATTAGGTTTTCAGACGACCGCCGACGGATTGGTTTGGAGGGGTTCAATTTCCGATACGGCAAGTATTCAACCAACAACAAATCAAAATGCTTGGTTAATTATTGATACTGTTAATCTAAAAATATATTCCTTTGATTTTACATCCAATGTTTGGAATCAACTGCCCTCAGGCACAACAACAGATACAACTTCATTAAGTAACAGGATAAATTTAAAACTAAACATTTCTGATACAGCGACGATGCTTACAAATTATTTGCGGTCAGGCGTTGCAAGTAATACTTATTTGCCATTATCAGGTGGAACATTAACGGGGGCTTTAAATGGAACAACGGCCACATTTGCAAGCGGAATAACTGCTGGAAATATTAGCCCTGTTGGCTCACCTATTATTAATGCAGGTATTACAGGAGTTGAAACAAATATTCATTTTTATTCAGGCTTAGGAACTGAAAATAATATTACTACATTAAGATTAACAAATAATAATGGTGGTTTTTTTCAAAACGGATTATTTTTAAAATCTCAAATGTTAAGAGGTTTGGATGAATATGCTGGGTTTTTAGGAATAATGAATACAAATTTTTTAACATTTACATCAAATAGTCGTATAGGTGTTTTTCAAGCTTCACCTTCTTACACTTTTGATATTAATGGCACACTCGGAGTAACAGGTGCAACGACATTGTCTGGCGCACTCACGGTAAACAATGCCACGGTATTAAATGAAGGCTCAGGCGACTTTGATACAAGGATTGAAAGCGACGGAAACGCAAATATGGTTTTTGTAGATGCTTCGACGGATCGCGTGGGCATTGGAACAAACACGCCTTCAAAGACCCTTGATGTTAATGGTGAGGTAAAAATTGCAACGGTTACGGCAACGCCTACCGCTTTACTTGGCAAAGATGCAAGTAATGTAGTTGGTGAGGTTACAACGGTGGCACAAACGGGATTAATGACAAGGGGTTCAACCACTGCAACAACTGGAACGCCTTCAGCTGTTTTTACCGTTACGCATGGACTTGGTTTTAATCCAACTTCGGTTATCGTTACGGGTACTGGAGCGTCTGGAGCGGAAAAATTAATATATGAGGTTTACGCTAAAAATTCAACTACGTTTAGTGTTCAAGTTTGGACATATCTTGGAACGGAAGCAGCGTCAACATCTGTTACAATCTATTGGTTAGCAATTAAATAAACAAAACATGAAAAAAATATTAATCCTTTTATCCTTGTTTCCTTCCTTTGCTTTTGCTCAGGATACTGTTATTATTTCTAAAATCTTTGCAGAAGATACCTTGTGGAGTGTAAAGAAAGTGTATGCTAATCAAGATGTTCAAATAAAATTGTTTGAGGATTCTTCTGCCATGTATTATTACATTTTAAACGACATTGTGGACGATGCAAGAAAAATGACCGACGCTTTTAACCTTTACGAAAACCGTAATAAGTTTTTAAATGGTTTATTTAAACTTGATAAAAGCATGGTTAATGGAAATATTACAAGCGGCTTTGATTACCTTTCAAATCTTTACGGCTCTTTCTGGATAGGAAATTACAATGCGATTGCCAATGGGACAAAAGTTATTGCTGGAGCTGAAATATTTGTAAATAAGAATAACGAGTTAAGGGTTAAAATTGGCGAAAGTATAAATAAGCCTTTTATCGCCGTTGCTGATACCTATGGCATCATTGTAAATTACCCAAACGCGGGAGACAAATTTGTGATTTACAAAACAAATGAAAAGTCGTTTAAGGATTTGGATAATAAATTGGTTCTTAGAAAGCAAAAACAAATAAACCGATGAAATCAGTAATCTATAATATTTTGAAAATTGGTTACGATGGCATTGCTTATTCCATTTGTTGCGGAGTTCTATTCTCATTTTTCCTTCCTATAAAACACTTTCTGATTTTTACAATCTTCGTTGTTTTTGCAGACACAGTCACGGGAATCATTGCGGCAAAGAAACGAGGTGAAAAGATAACCAGTAAAGGGCTTTATCGTACATCGCAAAAGGTTGTGGTTTATTTTTGTGGCATCATGATATTTCATGGAGCAAGTGTTACCTTTGGTTTGCCTTCGCAGATTGTTTATTCAGTTAGCTTTTTAATTGCATTCACGGAACTTTACAGTGTTTCGGAAAACATCAAGTCAATAACTGGAGTAAATATTGGAACATTAGTATTAAAATTTTTCAGACGTTAAAATAAATAATATGCAGACTAATTTAAAAGAGGCTTTAAAATCAGCCGACACAATTAAAAGTCCTTTAGGTGACGTGGCTTGTTATTCCATGAACTTTGCGGAACTTGCAAGTGAAATCAATGTACATCTTGAGGGTAACAAAGTGAAATTTACTTGGCGCGAATACATTCAACTTGCTCAAATCATTTGGGACAAGATTAAGGAGACAAGCCGTGAATGTGCAGGAAAAGAGATTGAGGTAAAACTTCCAGCTAAATTATCAATCGTTAGCGCAGCTTTTGCACTGATTGGTTTTAAATTATAGGCGCAGACAGATTCGCTACCTTAGGCGGCTTCAGGGAGGTATATTTATTTATGCCTCCCTTAAAAATATAAAAATATGAAAGCAAGTAAATTTTGCGTATTCCTTGACGCTGGACATGGAGGCATTGATGCAAAGAAAAAATTACCTTACAATTATACGACGTACCCTTCTAAATGCTTCCAGCATAACAACGCAAAGTTCCACGGTTATGGCTGGTTCTTTGAAGGTGTTTTTAATCGAGAGGTAGCGGCAAAGATTGAGCAGTATTTAAAGGATTGGGGAATGTCGGTTATCAATGTTTATGACCCTATTTTAGATGTTAGCCTAACTAAGCGCGTAGCAAAAGCAAATATCAACACCCAGAACTATGAAGCTTCATTATACCTTAGCATCCACGGCAACGCGGCATCGCCAACAGCAAGGGGATTTGAGGTGTTCACATCAAAGGGACAAACAAAGTCGGATATTTACGCCACGTTCCTTTTTAATGAGGTTCAAGAGGCATTCCCAAAATGGTTGTTTCGAAGCGATACGATTGACAATGATCCAGACAAGGAGGAAAATTTCTTTGTCCTGAGTCAAACAAATATGCCAGCCGTCTTGTCTGAAAACGGATTTTTTACAAATTATAAGGATGCGTTAATGATGTTTGACCCAGCATTCCAGAACACGTTGGCACTTTGTCATGCGCGCGCGGTGGTTGATTATGCAAAGACGCAAGGAGTTACGTTTTAAAATGGAAAGGGTTGACGCAACTGCCAACCCCGATTTCACCACTAATTTAACACAAACGTAATCGATTTCTTAATTTATAACTTTGTTAATAATTTTTAACGTCAAATCTTTTATTACATCCCCATCACATTGTTGGTAAAGTCTGTATGCTATTGTTAGCATACGACCTTTATCCATTGCCACCATTGGGGGGTTATTATCAGGTAATAAAGGCTCAAGGTAAAATTTTAATAAGGCAATTTTCGCCTGAGTACCTTGCGCAAATTTAATTTCTTTAGGATAAAAATTTGAAATTCTTTCAATTTCCTTCCATGTTTCAGATGTTATTCCATCAATCATTTCACTATTTCTTTTCATGTTTTTGGTAATTTTTAGCTTGTAATGCCAGGGTAAAACAGTCGATTTCATCCTGACTTATTTTTGCTGGTTTAAAATTTGGTTCAAATTTGTAGCCTTCGTTTTGGAAGATTTTCATAAATATTTCCTTTCCCCATTTTTTCCCCTTTTGCTCAGGGCTAATATTGTAGGCTTCACAACTATTTTCCTTTATCCATTCGTAGGCTATTCGCGAAGCCGCTTGGTTCATTCCTACATTTCGAGACATACGCGAAAGGATCGCGCGGTTTATGGATGAATTAAAGGTTACGTTTTGCAGACTTGAATCCTCCACCAGTACAACAGGGTTTTCGTATTGCGTCCACTTTGGAACGTCGAGGATAAAATCCACGAACCTTTTGTATTTCGTGAATCTTACCTCTTTGCCTTGAATTATACAAGCCGCCATTCCGTTTATCCTGATTGCTGGGTCAACCCCGATGTATGTCCTCAAAGTGTTATCGTTTGAAACGAAGTTACATAACCTTTACTTTCTTTCGGTGTATCTTCATTGACTTTTTTTACTGGAACCCTTCTTTTCCTTCTTTTGATAACTTTAGGCTCATTAATTCCGTATGCCTCAACACCTTTATCAACAAAGTTTATCTCCAGCAAGTAGCCAAAAACTACAATCGTTCCAACAAAAAGAAACATGGTTATAAATTCGCCGCCTTCATACTTTTCCTGCAAACCGAAGAAGATTTCAACTAAAGCTACAATCGTTGCTCCTAATGCTATTTTAGGCGGGTAAGTGCTTCTACCTTTAGTAGGGTTTAGAAAGTCCATGAAAACGACTGCAAATCGTCCAAGTTGCAAGATACTGGCTGCAATGATTGCAAGCCAAAAATCAATCGGTAAAAAGATGGCTGTTAAATACGCATTGATGCCATACGTCAAAAGGATAGTAATTAGCATGATTGTAGGAATGTTATCCGATATGCTTTCAAAAGTCCATTTAAATTGCGTGTTAGTAAAGTTTTTTTCCATTTTACTTTTGTTTATTTAATGAAACTAAATTCTTTGCACCTTCCAACCATCCTTTATTATAAGCCTTTTCAATTTCTTCTTCATACAATTTAATTGCATGTTCCAAGGATTCATTATGATAATCTAAATTAGCTACATTATTCCTTGTACGTCTATGAAAATATTCTAAAGAAGTTTCTTTTTTTTCTTGCTCTGTCATGATTTTTGGTTTTTAAGTTTAAAATTGATTATATTCTTTTTTCAAAGGGAAATTATCCCTTTTGATCTGCCAGTACTCAGCCATCAATGAGGCGCGGAACTTGTAATCGGTATCGGTATGGTATCCAGACTTATAAACACATTTACAAATAGATTCGTACAACCTTATGCCTTTCATTTTGTAATTTGCCTTTTTGCAGGCGGCGTACCTTCCTGAGTTCAAAACACCAGCCCAAAGCTTCATACCTTCTTCCGTTGTTTCTGCACTCATAAACTTTGCCCTAATGTACTTGTTTTTTCCCCTGATAACTTCGCGTGTTTTGTAGGTCACAGTACCATGACCTTTAAGAGCTTTAACTCCTCCAGCGTTGGCATGTTTGCGCCACAATTCAGTTTCAACTCCCTGGGACGTTGCCTCAATGATAAAGAAGGAATAGATCATTGATACGGGAAAATCGGTTAATACATGAACATTCATTAGCATACTTTCATAGCAATAAGCAAGATAAATACGACGAAGCTTTGCCCTGTCAACTTTTGCAAGGTTTCGGAATCCTCTACCTTCCAATGTTTTTCTAAGTTCTTCGCCTGATAACTTGCGAACCTCCCAACCGTATGAACGAGATCCGTAGGCGCTTTCATCTATTTCCTTTTTTTCTTCTTTGCCCTGGATAGTGAGCGACGTTATTTTGTGAACATAAACTGTATCACGTTCAATGACAGGTACAAAAGATGTGTACTGGTAATTTGTGTTGACTGGGGAATAAATCAACCCAACCACGAAGGCAACGCCAACGGCTCCAGCTACTTGATATGGCAGCCGTTTATTTTGTGGAACGTATGTTTCTATAATTGGCTCTTTCATTATACCGTTGTTAATTGTTCTGCATAAAAATAACCGCCATCGTACTTAATGCTTTCGTCGTTGGCGTCTGCAATCACATTGCCGTCACAATCGTAAACAAGTCCTCCCCATGAAAATTCATCTACAGGGAAATAATCTGAGTTTAACATTGCGGCGTAAAATCTTTCAACGGCTTCGCGCTTTGAGAAAGCTGCAATTTCTTGACGTAAATCCTGATATTTTTTAGCATTGCCAAAATACATAACTATGTAAATGTTCTTTTCCATTTTTGTTGTTTTTTATTTTCAATACGTAAATTTATATATAAATATTTATATAAAAAAATATTTACAAAAATAAAATAAAAAAAAATCCCGTACCAATAAGATACGGGATAAAAACAACTTAAACATTCACTCATTTACTAAACTTACAAATACTTATCTCTTTCTCAGGTACGTCAATTCCCAGCTCCTTAAACTTTTGTATCGCTTCTTCGATCGTTGGCGCCTCGGTGATTATCTTACCTTCCTTCCATTTAATTTCCCATTTGATTAGTACCAATTTTTTGCAAGGTCAACAATGAAATAAATAGCATAAGCAAGGGTTAAGATACCTCCAGCGGCTACAATGAGGAGCGCAATGTCTCTACCTAATTTTTGTTTTTCGTTTTCTGTTAACATGATTCTTTTTTTTCTTTTTGTTTTTTACGATACTCAGCCTGATAAGCCTTGATTTTGTCAATGTGCTTGTAATAATACGCCTTGTTTTTGTCGTAGTTTTTATTCTTGCACTTCGTTTTATTCTCCTCGTATATCCTTTTTTTGTTTTCAAGGTTTTTCAACCGCCTTTTTTCCTTTTGAAAATCACTCATGTTTCGGTAGTATTTTTTCATGTACTCCGATTTCCATGCTTTTTTTTCCTCTGGTGTCATGGATATTTGTTTAAATAGTTTTTTGAAGGCACTGGATCACTTCCCTGGTTTGAATACTTTGCATCTTTCTTATGCGCGTAATCGGTGGAAGGCATTTCGCTAATATCATGGTAGCAGATTTGCGCAATCTTCATTCCAGCATATATCTTGATTGGCTGTACGCAGGAAAGTTCAAGCGTCCAATGTCCCGCAAAGCCTACATCGCCATAACCAGCGGTAATGTGTATATAAAGACCTAATCTCGCTAAACTTGATTTCCCGTGCAAAATTGGAACGTGCTTAAGCGTTTTTGTAAATTCCACCGTGGAGGCAAGGTAAATAATTCCAGGCTTTAAAATCAACCCATCCTCAGGAATAAAAAACGGAACGTATGGGTTCATTTTCCTGACGTCAAGAACTTGGTCAGTGTACATGATTAACTTATTGGACAAAGTTAAATCAACGCTATTTGTCTGAATGTTTGCCCTGATAAGTGGCTCAATTACAATGTTACCTTCAATAATTTCATCAATGATGGTTTTGTCGGTTAAAATCATTTTTCCTTGTTTTTGTAAGTTTCGTTGTAATATTGTTCAGAATCTCCTTGATTTTGAGTTGCTGAATATCCTGCTAAATAGGCATCTATTGTCATTTGCTTTTCCATTTGTAAAACTTCTTCTTGCAACTGTTTTGAAACTTTTATTCCAGCATTTACGCGTAATACCTCTATTAAATATTCAACTGGTGTTTGTTTGCTCATTTGTTTTGGTTTTATTTGTAAATAATTAATAATTCCCTTTCAACGTCTATCCAGTAATTGCATAATTCATAATCCTTATCAACTGAATTAATATTTTGAATTTCTCTAACTGCAATTAAAGCGCATTTTACGGCATTCCTTTGTTTAGTATTGTCGCCTAAAAATGATAGTACTTCATTTCTAAAACTATCAATTAATTGTTCTGCTTTTTCTTTTGGTGTCATTTCTTTAAATCATTTAGTTCTGGGTGTGTAAAATAAAATTCAGTTAACATTGCGGCATTGCACATCAAGTGTGCAGAGTGCAAAAGTCCGCTTTCAGCGTCAATCATTTCACCAAGTCGCATGGATTCAAGATGTCGCATAGCGGAGGCAATGACAACGGAAAACGGAAACCCTTTTTCCCAATTACCAGCATCGTATTTTTCAAGTCCCTGAGTCCACACCTTAGCGTATTCCCTTTGTGCAATAGCTGGGCAAAGGTCGTAACGTAGCTTATTTTCGTTTAACCTTATGCCGCGTTTAAACTGATTAAATTCTTCTTGAACCGTCATTTTTTTAATTATAAGAATGTAAAAAACTGGTATATGTTTTGCTTATCTCTTTACAAGTTTGCTCAATTAAAACAATCGCTTTTAAAAGTTCATCCATCTCAAAGGTATGGTTTAATTCAAAACTTTCGCCTGTAAAATCTAAGCCTCTTCTTGTCTTTGTTGTTCCTAACCAGTTTATTTGGCATTCTGGAATCTGGTCACCGTTTACAAACATTGCAAGTGCGTAAACTTTCATTTGAAGGCTATTTTTAAGGTTATTTATATTCCATGGTATTTTAGATGTTTTAAAATCAATGACCCTGTTATTTTCAATGTCCCAAACGTCAATAAAACCTTTTACTTGAATGTCATTAATACTAAGGCTTATTTCTTTTTCAGCCTCGCAACCTTTGAAGCTTTGTATTTTGTCAATGTAAAAATCGGGGAAGGTTTCCATTATAATTCCATCTTTGATATACGCTTCGGTATCTTCGGCAAATTGTTTTCCGAAGTTCATGTAAATGGATGGTTCTTCAGGGAGGTTTAAAAAGTATCGATTAATATACTTTTGGCGGTCGGAATACCAAAGGTTTATTTGGCTCACTGATATGTATGGTTTTGGAAGAAGCATTTTATTTTAATTTTATACTTGTAAATAAATCAATGATTTTTTTTACTGAATCGTAAGATTCAATCTGAAAACCATTCATTTCCCAGTCTCCATCAAAGCCAAAATCAACAACCCAATTATTAAATACAAGTTCATCAATTCCATTTGATTGAAATTTCATTACATTTTCTATTTCCAATTCGTAAAAAAAATAAATATTATTATTATTTACTGGCTTATCAATTCTATCTAAATTTTCATCTAAATAAACTTTTTTAAATCCAAGTTTTTGAAGTTCATATTCTGTCATTTTACTTTGTTTTTGTATCGGTAAATCCCCAGCCATTTTTCAGGCTGGGGCAAACATACCAATATGAGATTAAAAGAATTTTCCTATTTGAATAAAGATAGTGG